TGCCTTTGCGGGCCTCGTTGTCCGCGCTTCGATGGTATTAGAATACCACATTCTTCAAGCTGGCGCTTCTGCGTTTTTGGACATTTTGGCCTTGGGCCGAAAGAAAAGAGGGCTGGACAGTCCTCTTGCCTTTGCGGGCCTCGTTGTCCGCGCTTCGATGGTATTAGAATACCACATTCTTCAAGCTGGCGCTTCTGCGTTTTTGGACATTTTGGCCTTGGGCCGAAAGAAAAGAGGGCTGGACAGTCCTCTTGCCTTTGCGGGCCTCGTTGTCCGCGCTTCGATGGTATTAGAATACCACATTCTTCAAGCTGGCGCTTCTGCGCTATCTGACATTCTTACAACACCCCGTAAAGAAGGGTAGAGAGGTGGCTCACTGCTCGGTTGCGCCTCTTGTAATAAGCATCCTTCTCTATTCCAAAATGATCGCAGATGTCAGTGTAGGAAAGCTCATCAAGGTAAACACCTTCGAGGATATACTGTTCGTCCTCGTTGAGCTGTTTCCATGCTGGTTCGAACCAGGACATATATTCCACGGCCTGCCGATAGCGCTCTTTCAGGATGTCAATCTCCTCGATGGTGTTGGCCATCTTGTCCTCACCTGAGTGAACGTTGCCGTTCCTCACATGGTCATCATACTTCGGGATGCCAATGGACGTGGCCTTGTCGGTAACTCTCTTAATCTCATCACTGGTATTCTCAATGATGAATTTCATAGAGTCATAATCCTTTAACACCTTGATGGTGGCATCCCGCTTATCCAGGTAATTCCAGCCTACTATTCTTGATCTCCTCCTTTAGTCGGTCCAGCAGATAATGCGGATCGAGATCGGTTAGTTTTGCATACCACTCTCCAAAGAAAAACCGCTCAAGTTTTTTCACCTCCTCCTGAGCGGATTCGCTATCAGGCCGACGAAGGACACGCCGGTATGCCTTTGCGTAATCCTTCACCGCGCTGATTATGATGGCATTAGCCAGGTTCTCCCAGTTATCCTGTAGATACGTCATTTCTTACACCCAAGAGCCCAGAACTGTGTGTCGTCAAGCCGCCCCTTCCCGGTTCCAAAGTTATATGTTTTAGCAATGACCACAGCAAAAGCGCCGTCAGCAGACTGATTGGAGGCCTTGTTGCACCGTGCCTCGTCTCGGAGCTGTTTCAGATCCTTCAATGCCAGCTTCTTTACGAAGCGGGAGCGGAGGTACTGATCTCCAAACTTCTCCAGGAAGAGAATAACCCCGCCAATCATATTAGCGGAGAGACTATCCTGCTTGCCGTTCCACGTCTCTTTGATCAAGGAAAGTGCCTCGATATACAGTTTCGACCCAAACGTCTCAAACAGATTCCTCGCCTTATCAATAGCCCAGATCGTACCGTCCTTCTTTTCATTGATGCTCAGGTCGAAGCCGCCTTCCTTGGTAGCCTCAACCAAATCCAAGGTAGGTTCATTCTTCCCTTTGATAAGGGCATTCATCTCATAGCGAACGGGAACTTTCGTAACCGTGCCGTACTGCCTGGCGAACAGCACGCATTCCTCCTCATATGTCAGGTTTTCATAAACCCTGCACTCAACAAGGAAGGTACCCTGCCCCGCATTGATCTGCTTCAATGCGGTAAACGAATGGCTACCATCGAAAACCCAGTATTTACCGTTCCTATGGCTCACCTTGATGGGGTTAAGCACAGCCCGATTGAAGTTATCCACGATCTCCTGAACATGGTCCGGGCGAATACACCTCTGGTAGTCTTTGGGGATCACTATCTGATCACTCGGGATAAGCCTCATCTCTGCATAGGCATGGTCGTTAATCCAAACACGGTACATACGATTCTTACTCATGATCTTTTTTCTCCTCCTTCAAGTATTTCTTTTTCAGGGCATTTGCCTGTCGGGTCGCATTCCTGATCATGTTCTCGACATTCTTCATGTTCTCGGGGGTACGCATTCCAGGCGAAAATTGCTGGAAGGCATTCTCCAGGCTGACAATGAAATTGTGAAACACATCATCGAATAGCCGCTCCACCATTGGGAATGATTCCGGATTGTCCTCCATTGGAGTCTCGACATGCACGTAGTGAGCGCCCACCTTTTCAATCCCACGGAGATCTCCGATATCCCCTATGAAGGGATTGGCATTCGGATCATAGTCGCGCAGCTCGTCAATGTCAGTATCCTTTTTCTTCTTCGCGGGGGCTTTGCCGGTCATAATCCTATAAGCGGCCGAAATCTTCATATCATTTCCACTTCGAAGTTTCTCAAGGAGCTGATCATCAGCTTGATCATGAAGGCGGATAGCCATTCGCATGATATCATGTGATACCCCAGCCATTTGACCTAACAAAAAATCAGTGCGTCGTTTGGTGGGGTCCTCGCCTAAATTTAGGCGAGGGTCAAGATTATGGCCAGAAAGCACCCTCTTGAGCGCCTCTGATTCCAAATCCTCTTTAAAGCTCATGACCATCTCACACTTCTGAAAGTCCGTGGGCTCGCGAGTATTCTTTAGATTGCTCCAAACCCAGATTCGTGCTTCTGCCAGAGAATCAAATTGATGCTCAACCGTATCAAACGGTATCCCATGCTTCTGGCAGATTTCATAGCGATTATGCCCGTCCACGATTGTTCCGTTCCAAACGACGATTGGCTGGATACAGCCGTTCTGAAGAATATCAGCCTCCAGAGCCTCGTACTTCTCCTTTGAAAGGGGGATCAGCACATCCCTCAATTTAGGTTCTACTTTCAGGGTCACTCTTTTCACCTCCATCTTTAAGCGTCGCCCTAATCTCGGCCATCAGCGTGGCATATCCGTCGATAACGTAAAAACGGCCACGCCTCATGTTTATCAGCATGGCCATAGCCTGTTCTTTTGTCACTTTATCTCCTTTCTGCCCTAGGTGGGGCTGTTCTCATTTTCCGCCCCTCGGTGGGGCAATCACTCCAACTGTGCCTTAACTGCATCTATCAGGCTGCTCTGCGTGACCTCCTTTCTCTGAAGCGCCTTTATTATTCGTTCGTCGATTGTCCCTTTGCAAACTATGTGTTCTACCACTACGGTTCTACTCACTTGTCCCTGTCTCCACAGTCGCGCATTAGTCTGGATATAGAGTTCCAAACTCCATGTCAGTCCAAACCAGATCAGGGTGGAACCGCCTGCCTGTAGGTTCAGGCCGTGGCCGGCTGATGCTGGATGAATCAGCCCCACCTGCACACGTTTCGCATTCCACTGGTGAATAGATTCCTCGGTGTCGATGCGGCGGTAGCGGATGCCGATTTCACGAAGTCTCTCCTCAATCCTCTTCAAATCATGCTTGTACCAGTACGCGACCAGCACCGGCTTCCCATTCTGTGCTTCGATCAGGTCTTCCAAGGCGTCGAGCTTTCGGGAGTGGACTTCTATGATGTTGCCGTCATCGTCATACACCGCTCCGTTCGCCATCTGGGTCAGTTTCCCTGAGAGGGCCGCCGCATTCGCAGCCGTGATCTCTCCATCCTTAAGATTGAGAACCATCTCCTTTTTGAGACGGGAATACGTTTCTTGCTCCTTCGGCGACATCCGCACCTCGTAGGGGACGCTGACCAGCTCCGGCATAACGAGATGATCGGTACAGCGCATGCTGATTGTGATGTCCGCTATTCGCCTGTAGATCCGCTCCTCCGCCCCCGGCAACGGAGCATAACTGAACACCACCTGTCCATTGGTCTTCTCGGGTCGGAAGAACTCTTGCCTGTAGCGAGTGATGAAACGACCTAGTCGCTCTCCCAGATCCAGGAGACGGTATTCCGCCCAGAGGTCCATGAGGCCGTTACTGCTGGGAGTACCCGTGAGGCCCACTACCCGCCTCACAAGGCTCCGAACCTTCAGCAGGGCCTTGAAGCGTTTGGCTTGGGGATTTTTGAACGAGCTGAGCTCATCCAGCACAAGCATATCCCACTTCCACTCGCCGCCGTATTCCTCCACCAGCCAAGGGACGACATCCCGGTTGATCACGTAAAGGTCTGCTTCCTGGTTCAGGGCGTAACGACGCTCCGAAGCTGTGCCGACGGCGATAGAGTAACGTAGCCCTTGAAGGTGCGACCACTTTCCCAACTCCTCCACCCAAACCTGGGCAACGCGAATGGGACAGATAACAAGGACATGTCCCACCTCAAATCGCTCGCGAAGCAGCTCCTCGATCGCCGTCAGCGTGATGATGGTCTTCCCGCAGCCGCAATCCAGGAGGATAGCAGACGCTGGATGCTCGACAATGAAATCCGCGGCAAACCGCTGATACTCATGGAGATCATCCCGGCTTAGCATGATCATCGCCTCCTTCCCGCACACTCATCCTGCTGTGGCTATGCTCGGCGACTGCGCTGCCGCTTCGCTCGGTGACCGCTGTTGGGCTCTGCCGGGTCGTGCCCAGTGTGTGCTGCTCAATCTCATCAAGGACGGCGTCCACCTTTGTGGGATCATCCAGCACAGCAACATAGCATCCCATCTTGCGCAGCTGCCTATGGCGGGCCACCTGCAACGGTCGGGCCCTTTGTCCGGGTACCTTCACCTCCACGAAGCCCATGGCTCCGCCAGGCAGCAACACCAACCTATCCGGAGCTCCCGCCCAATTACTGGGTGTGAACTTCAAACAAAGACCACCGCGATCTGCGGTGGCCTTGCGAAGTTTCAGTTCTATTTCTCGTTCTCGGATTTTTATCACGCTCCTTGCTTTGTTTCTGAAAATGCGGCACAATTAACCACCTTCCACGTATAGTCTTTGTGAGAGGGGCTTTAGTGCGGAACAACAACCGGGTTGTTCTGAATTGTTCGTTCCATCGTTCCAACCATCAAAACCCCTGTAAATCAAGCCTCGCGCGCGATGACTATAGTTCTATTTCTATTATAATAGATATATACTCTATAATAATATACGCGCAATTTTGGATTTTCACGATTTTGGATGTTTTTGCGAGATTGAGGAAAACCGTAAGGTCACTAGGGGTAGAACACTGTTCTTTTGTTCCAGGGAGTTTTTCTTACTTATTATAATATGCAGAGGAACACCCCCTGGAACACCCTTGGAACAACTGTCAGTTGTTCCGCTCATATACCCTCTGCTTACCGTAGAGAGGGAGAATCTTGCTCCCGGCGCGTTTCCACTGTGGGAAATGCTTCATGATGGCGCTAATGGCGTAGCTGTCCCGGGGCTGCATGTCCTCCTTTCGGCGCCCATAACACTCGCACCAGATTTCGATGTTGGAGACAAGTGTCCGCTTCGCGGTTCCCTTTGCATGGATGGGATCATCACCGCGGAGATATTCCTGACGACGGTAGAGATCCATCCCTTCCCAGTTCTCCGGGAGCAGGGTTTCCAGGTAAGCCCCGACCAGCCCCTCCCTGTCGTCGTGCTCCATGGCAGCGAGCTGATGGGCCTCGGCGGCTTCCTCTAGGGCCTTAGGAAGGAAAAGAGGTTCCCCCTCCGCCTCTCGGACCTTTGCCTCTGCCCAGACCTGCGCGACGTATGATTTGTCTAGAACCATGTCGGTGCGGTGTGGCGTCGGTACAATCCAGAAACGGCGGTTGCCCGTCGCATCACGGAGAAAACCATTCTCCTGATTGGCAGTACCGATGAAGATGCACTGGCGAGGATGGGGTGTGGAGCGACGCCCGTAACTGGCGCGATATTTGTCGTCCTGGCGCGAGATGAATGCCTTAACCGACTCCACCTCCGCCTTGCTGACACCGGCCATTTCACCCAGCTCAACGATCCAGTTACCCTGAATGTTCTCCGCCGCCGTCTTCTCCTTCATCATGTTGAAAGAGAGGTTGTCTGAGAAATACTCCGGCCCGCAGAGGGTGGCGATGGCCGTGGATTTCCCGATGCCTTGAGGACCCACGAGGGTTAAGACGTAGTCAAACTTGCAGCCGGGTTGAAGGACTCTCCGTATAGCAGCTACAAGGGTTTTTCTCGTAACCGCTCGCACATAAGGCGTATCCTCCGCGTCGAAGAGGTCGATTAACAAAGAATCCAACCGAGGCACGCCGTCCCATACAGGCAAGGCTGCAAGGAAATCCCTTATGGGATGGTAATGGCGATCATCTGCAACTTTATCCACCGCGTCCCGAATGACAGATACCGGCAACTGCCCATATCTCTCCGCAATGAAGCAATTCAGGTGGGTATCATCCACGTCCCGCCAGAATTTGGCGTGGTGCCACGGAACACCGGGGCCCAGCTCGATGTTGTCAGCCAGCTCGTTGAAAACCAGGGACCGGAGGTCCGGGTGATTCTCCAGAATTAGAATCGCATTGAGGATTGTGGAAGCGAGCGCCCCATTCCTGGTATAGATCAGCTTGTTCTCCCAATCCTCACCGAAGTCCTCCTGGAGGGAAGCAAACTTCTCCTTGCGGGAGAGGTTCATGCATTTCTGATCGGTGAGGACAAAGCGCTCCATCTCTCGGTAGGAGGGCGAAGCCCCGACGGGTCCCTCATAGCCGGCATCAAGCTTCCCATACTTGTGGATCCTGACGAGATCGAACGCATTCTGCATGTGTCCGCCTGCCGGGTCCGTCGCGTGATGGCTGTAGAGCCACTTCCCGTCGATGATCGCCGCGCCGGCGGTGGATGACCCAGGAATGAAGTCATACCTGCCAGGGTGGGTCGAGGATGGCCGATATACGCCGGAAAGAATAGTATCAATTACATCCTCGATCGAATAAGTGCGGCAGAAGAGACCCACCACGTTCTGCTTTGTCAGGGGGTCGGCTGCCGTCCGCTTCTCCCCGGTGAACGAGGCCGTTTCCCTTTCAGTGGGCGGGAGATCCGCCAGGTCACGCCAGTTGGGGTGAGAGGCCAGGAATGCATCGGGATCGAGAGTATCAGCAGGGAACCTCCTGGCGAAGTATTCTCCGTCCGCCGGGGTGGTCGGCCAGTACATCAGCTGATGCACGCGGAAAGAGCAGGGGTCAACCTTGTCTGCGCCCAGGTCGTGAGCCAGGTAGTGAGCGATGGCGTTGTATTCATCGGGCGAGATGTTCCTGGTCAGGAAGACCAGTACGCGGTAGCGCGGCGAAGCCGGGGTATGGGAGTGGGTGGTGTATACGAAGCAATCATACCCCAGCTTTTCGATCAACGTAGAGAGAAAACCTTCCGGACAGGCGTCCAGGTCCAGCGTGATCAGGGAGCGGTACTCCACGGTCGAGGCGGTGCGGCGCGATCCACGCAGCTTCCCTCCCACGAACCCACCATGATCCTTGATGTTGTCGCGTTGAGACTTCGGCATGACTGCATATTCCGCTACGGTCTCAGGTGTGCGGATGGTCTGCGACAGCCTCTCGCAGAGCTGGTCGGGCGTGAAACGCTCCGTTCTCCAGTTCTTCTCAAAGCGAGAGAAGCCGGTTGAAATTGAGATTTTGTCCATTTCTGTCCTTTCTCCTGTGTTCTTCACAGGTGTCATTGTTGTTGCCTTTCACCCGTACAATTTGCGGGTGTTATTGGCAGGTATCGTTGGTGGTTGCACAGTTCTTCCGACGTTTCTTCCGACGTCTCTTTCGACGCTTCTTCCCACCTCCTCCATCGTTTTGTGCAGCGGGTTCTTCTGTGGTCTGTTCCTCGATCGGCTGCACCACGACCGCCTGTTCATCATCAGCGGGCGTTGCTGTAGTCTGAATCGTGGACTTCATCTCATCTACTGATGGCGCAGCAGGATGCTGCTCATCATCAAATGCCGATGCCTCATTCTGTCCCTCCACAGGCATCGTGGGTTGCTCCTCGGGCCGCAGCGCATCATCTACCAGCGATGCCTCAGCCTGTCCCTCCACAGGCATCGTGGGGTGCTGCTCGGGCGGTTGCGTATCATCCACTGGAAATGTCGTACTCTCGGTCGGCTCCGCTTTCTGCGTGGTGGCAGGGGTTGCCTGTTCCAGTATCCTCTCCTTCAAAAACATGGCGTACTGCCAAGGCGCGCCCTGCGGCGGGCAGGATGGCTGTTTCCTCAGCAGCTTTTGAATCTGCCGGTAGTCCCGGCCGAGGCGTCCTCTCTTCTTGATCTCTCGAATGGCAACGTCGTGCCCTCTCCCTTCCAAGTAGCCACGCAGGTAGCCGGGCTCCAGCAGCGCCGCAACCTCCTCGGCCCGCGGGCCAGGAATGACCTTATCGAGGTCAACGGCTTGGATTTGCTTTCCATCCCAAAGTAGTATCATTTCTCCTCCTTTCTGCCCCACTTTCATCTGGCGGGGCGGTCGTTTTTCGTCGACGCATATTTATGCAGCAGGCATTTTTACAGTCCGGCGCATAATTATGCGTCTTTGCAGTACCATTGAGTGCTATATCCCTCCCCTCTGATCACAAGGTCCTCTGCCCAGGCTGGCGGCAGCGACATGATCTGTTCAACTTCCTCCACAGTTACCGACCGGGGCACATCACAAATAACCTCGTCATGGACGTGAGCGACGATCCCGTAATCCCGCAGGTTATGGATCGCATTGCAGAGAATGTCTCTGCTGATGGCTTGAGTGCAGTTGCTGACCACGCATTGTTGGTTGCCATTCCACAGCGCGAAACGATGGCGGCGGCCAGCATTCATGATGTCGTAGACCGGGAGCACACTCGGGGTATGATCTACCCGGATGAAATGCTTCTCCCCAAGGGGGTAGGCGTCCCACCACTGTTTGCCGTTGGCATAGCGTGCTTCGATCCACCCGGTCTTGGTGTAGACTCTATGGTCAGGGGTGAGGCGGAGACCGTCGACCAGGATGGTGGGTTGCGTGCCCTTGCAAACAACTCCGCCATGCGCCACAAACTCCTTTCCGTCCCAGATCAGCGTTTCCCGCGTAACCTCCTGGATCGGCACCGGGCCCCGATCTGTGATCACCAGGCTGCCCTCGGCTACACAATTCTCCACGAACTTGGGGCCGTAGGATTCTACCGCAGACCAGTGATGTGTGGTATCTATTCCCATGTAGCCAATGGATTCTCCACCAAATCGATTCCAACCGATCCTTGGGCGTAGATAATGCAGCGCACGTCCAGACGGAAGAGTGATAGAAAGCCACCCGCCACGGGATATAACGGACAAAGGACCAACCTTCCTGAGCAGATGGTCATGGATTGTCCCTTTAACAGCCCTATCCATCCTCCACCAAAACTCGACTATGTGGGGATTGGCGGCGCGCCATGCCTGCACCAGAGGCTTAAGCTCCTCCTCCTTCACGCCCATCTCCAAAGCACCCATGCTCTTCAGCGCGCCAACTGAGCCGCCGTATCCCAGAGCCAATTCCGCGATTTTACCTTTTTGTCGTAGTTCACCATTGATACCATGCTTGACAACGGGGACGCCGAACATCTGTGAGGCTGAAGCGCAGTAGATGTCTGCCCCGTCCTGAAAAGCCTGAATTCGCCACTGCTCCCCAGCAAGCCAGGCGAGTACACGGGCTTCTATTGCGCTGTAATCGCAAACTATGATATGGTTGCCTGGGGAGGCGATGAAAGAAGTGCGCGTGACCTCGGCGAGGCAGAGGGGAACGCTATCAAATATAGCTTCCAACGCCTCGTAGTCTCCAGCTTTCACAAGAGCACGGGCATCTCCTAGGTCGGGCAAACTATTCCTGTAGAGGTTTTGAAGCTGTACAATTCTCCCGGAAAAACGCCCGCTTCGTGTCGCCCCGTAAAATACGAACATACCCCGGAGACGACCATCTGCACAGACCGCATTCTCCATGGCGACGTATTTCTTCACCGAGGACTTAGCAATTTCCTGTCGGAGGAGCAGAACCGTCCGGAGAGGTTCGGGCGCTGTGTGGAGAAGCGCAGCAACCTCCTTCTTCCCTAGAGAATCCAATTCCAATCCCTGGCTTGTCAGCCACTCTTTCATCTGGGTGACTGATCGGGGGTTCTCCAAATTGGTAAGCTCCCTCAACCCCTCGACCAGCTCAATCTGGCTCTGCTGGTCCAAGGCTATGGCGCTGCGAACAAGCTCCTGATCCACCAGAATTCCCCTATCATTGATACGTTCCGAATCCTGATATTCTGACCAAACGCTCTTGGGGACAGGCACCTTCTCAAGCCTTCGGGCAATCTCCATTTCTACCTCAACGTCACGCTGGTTGTATCTCTTGAACAGTTCCCACCGCTCCGGGGCGTCGGAAGGCAAGACGCGCTCCTTTCCCTCGTTCATCGCCGTGGGCTTACACGGAGTGCAGAACAGCCGGATGAGGTTCTTACCTGCGTCCATTTTTACTCTTGTCAGCTCCAAGGCTTCACCGACCATCTTAAGGCTGAGGGGAAGTCCCGCGTAGGCGCTCCAAACCATCGTGCATCGCCAGGATACGGGATCGAGATATTGGCCTTTGGGCAAAAGACCTCGATCCCACAAGAAGCGAGAAAGGCAGACCCTCTCAAACGAGGCGTTATGGGCGTACTTCAGTACTGTCGGATCCATCAGCGCATCCACGATTCGTTTGGGCAACTTCTCCCCTTGCGCTAGGTCGTAGACACGGACAGGGCCACCGTCTACAGCCACACCGACGAGGAGGATGGAAAATGCCGGATCCTCCGAATAGCGGTAGACGCCCGACTTGTTCAGATCCAAAGTGGAGAAGGTTTCCAGATCAATGTGAAGGTTTTTCATGTCTCACCTTTGCTTCTAAGTATGCCTCCGCATAATGACTTTCTACTTCCGTGAGAGCTTTGAAGTATTCAGTTCTCATGATCGAGACAGAAAGATCTATTGCCATTTTCTGAGCTGTCCTTGGGAAAGAGGAGATACTTCGATCTTCTTTATTGGCTTCACAAAGCTCTTCCCTGCATTCCATATCTACTTTAGCCATTGCCCGATCAGTTTCAGTCTGAAGAGCTATTTCAATTGAATCTATTTCTACGTAGACCATTCTGTATAAATAGACTATCTTCAGTTCTCCCTTTTCTATGCACTCCCTGGTAGTACTGTCAATCCCATTCTCAATAAGATCTGCTATATCATATAATAGGTCTGACATGGTACTCTGCATTTCCCCAATCATTGCAGCCTCATCGGATCTCCTCATACAGCCACCGTAGATAAACCACCCACCACCGCAGATCTCCGCATATTTGCGCACTCGTTTGAGAACTCTTTTTTTGATCATGTTTGCGAACCTTGTAGTCAATAATTCGGTAAACATTCTGTGGCTCTCCTCTTTTCGTCCAGATGCTACAGTAACGTTTCCAAAACGCTTGACGACCTCGCGTCAAACAGCTCGGCGATTGCCTGGGCAAATGCACCTTCCGCCGAATAACTGGAGAAGGAAGCAGTCCCGGCAATGATGTCCTCCCTGGAGACATGCCGGAATGCTTTGATGAAAGCAGTATCGCTGAAATCGTACATCTTCATGAAACGGGACATTCCCCGAATCATGTTGCGGGATACCGACCACAGCTCTCCAGCCCAGATCATATGGATGAGTCGAAGCATTCGAACGTACTGCTCGTCTCCCAACCACATGAACGCTTTGAAAGCCGTGCAATAGGCGGTGATGCGCCCTTTCTGAGGTTTGTGGCTACCGAGCGATATGGCAAACCCGCACTGTTCGGTCAACTCCAGGAAGCGAAGCACATCCGGATCCTTTGCGACAGCCAGAGCACGGAGCTTATATCCCATGGATACAGCTTCGCTGAAGCCGAACTGCAGGGCGAAGAGCCTGGCTTCCTCTTCAATCGTAAGGTTGAAGAACACGCGGCAGAAAATGGGGAAGTCATCCGTTCCGTTGAGGATTACCTGAGCTTCCCTGGTGTGCATACTGTCGATGATGTAATACTTGCCATTGCGGTAAGAGACTTTGACGGGGTTTGCGACCATCGGATTGTAGTTTGCCGCAATCTTCGCAGCACGAGCCGGGTCGAGCAGGCGCTGAATCTCCGGACTGATCTGGAGATCCTTATTGTTGAGCCACATGTACTTCTCGTTCTTGTTGGAGCCCTCGAAATTGTTGTTATTCATGATTAAATCCTCCTTTTTCTTCAATCAATTTCATGATGTTGTTGTAACCTTCGGTGATGATGTCTTTGAGAACTGTGATGTTCTCCTCGTTGATGCTTGTTGGGCTGAGAAACTCCAAAATCTGTGAAACACGGTAAACAAATCGGTCAGTATTGGTCTTCAAATCAGAACTGACGTGGGTCATCTCAGTCTTGCTACGTCGTTCAAGATCATCGGCCGGTGCCAGGCCATACACCTCTATCGGCGGCTCGTCGTACACAGAATCGGGAGCGCGAAAGCTTACCCCTTCCGGAGTCGGCTCGGGAGCCTTTACCAAGCCATAGCCGGGCATGGGGTTAACGGGTTCAGTGCCTTTCAGGTTAGTGCAGGCTTTATGAATCCTGACCTTGCCCTGTCGCAGTTGATCCAGGGTATCCGGATCGGCGTTGTTGTGGAGCCACTTTGCCTCCATCATTGTTTTCCCTGATACACCGGCCATAGCTCCAAGAATATCCCTTGTCTTTGCTGAGGCCTCACTTTGTGGAAATATTTCCACGAAGTTGCTCAAATCAGTCCTTGTCCCTTGCCTCTCCTTTGCCTCTTTCCTCAGCTGATCTTCCAACGGAAGCACCAGCTCACACTTCACAAAGGGTGGAAGATTTCTTCTCCCGAGCTGGTTTCTGATGATCCAGAGATAGGCTTCATCTTCGTTGGCAAAATCAAGCTCCTCAGTGGCAAACGGAATCTTATGCTTATGGCAGATCTCGTATCGGGTATATCCATCGACAATCA